ACTAAGACTATGGATGATATAAATAATTTTACTTTACAACCCCAGTTGCCCAAACCAGAAGAGGCCTCTTTGGACTCCTCTACTAGCAATATTGGTAGACCGTCGAAATTGGAGGACTCTAAAGTAGAAGAACTAGTTAAATGGCTTAAATTAGGCTATTACATTGAAGATGCTTGTACTATGGCAGGAATTGGTAAAACTACTTATTACCGCTGGTTAGAGAAAGCAGAGGAAGGTTTACCGGAGTTTCGGGACTTTCGGGACGCAGTACAAAAGGCTCGTGCCGAGGCAGAAGGCGCACACATAATTAACATAAGGAAAGCTGCCGACAATGGAGTTTGGCAGGCCTCAGCATGGTTTTTGGAGCGCTCACACCCTTCTAAGTGGGGAAAGAAGAATCCAGACCTCATAAACGAGGAATCAGACGAACCTGTAGAGTTCACTATCAAATACGCTGACGGCTAAGCTTCACGCCAGATTTTTTAATGAAATGGATGCGTTTTGGTATAGGCATTCGATTTTAGACAAATTTTCCCGTATGCATATATATTTTAGAATCTTTTCCCTCCCGGGACGGATATAGGCCCCTCCCCTACCCCAGAAATATAAAATTTTTTTGCATTGGAACTAGGTTTATATAGGTACTATGTATTCCCGTTGGATACTGCGCCCGCGGTGGGGGAGTGCTTTATTGCTAGTAAGTGAATTACTTAAATATCTATTGCGAGGCTTTTATATGGATGCGTGCACAAAGTAGATAGATTGTGATTTATTTTTCACAAGGTTAGGAGGTTGTGCATAAATGTAAAGAGACCGGTACTGGCTTTAACAGAACACCGGTCTCCCACAAAGGAGGACAAAATATAACATTCCATAATAATAGAAAGTAATTTATCCAATATATATATTAGCAAACATAAAAATTTATACAAGTTGAGTTGCAATTATTTTTAAAATCTGTATTGTGCTTGATACAAGTAACTACACACACTGGCTTTCAGAATGGGTGTAGTGTTTAAAACTTAATCAAGTGGACTAGCCAGACCATAATCGTCCGTTATAGGGACATTCCTCGGCGTATTTAAATTTTGTGTTGGGCGGGGCCGCACAGGGTTAGCTGTATCTAGAATCACAAAAATATCTGAGAGTGTGCTACTATATTCAAATGTCCCTAAATTATATTTACAAAGGTATGAGATTCAAAGTAAACGGAGAACAAATAATTTGGTTGGTTGGGGGCAAAGTTCAAGATGTTTGGTCGGTCAACAATCTTAAAATAGATAACTTAAAACAAGAAATTGTTAATCGTATGGTTACTATGCATTTTCTCTACAGAGAGCACATAATCCGACTATAATAAAAAATGTGTTTTTAGATTTATATATTAAGATGGGTATGTCGGCTCCACTAACCGATATCCTCCCATCACTGGCTATTCTTTCGGGGATAGCCTTATCCAAAAGGAGTCCAAGCACACCTTATGAGTAGAGTTGAATGGGAACCGGAAAACGAAACTTACTCAGAGTTTAAAAAACGCAGAAGTGAAAGTTTCAACATATCGGGCATGGGGCAGAAAAAACGAGAAGGCACCGGCAAAAAAAATCTTTCTGAGTTACGGGAGAAATCTTTAGAAAGAGCAAACTACAAATGTGAGTGGCCGGGTTGCAATTCTACAAAATGGCTAGAGATGGCGCATTTAATCGCAAAGGGTATGGGTGGAGCAAACAGAAATATATCTGACGACCCTATGAATGTATGTATGCTTTGTAAAGAGCATCATGACATTTTTGACGGAAGACAACGCCAAGGTTCAAAAAGAGAATACACTAACTTATTAAAAGGGTTTTTGGTATTAAAATGGCGACATGACAAATAAATATGTTCCTACACTTCCTCCGTTACACAAAGGACAGCTAGAAGTAGCACAATCAGACGCGCGTTGGAAAATACTATGCGCAGGTAGACGATTTGGTAAAACTAGACTTGGTGTACAAATGTGTATGGAAGTAGCTTTACGAGGTGGTAGAGCTTGGTGGGTAGCACCTACTTTTTCTATTGCTAGAGTTGGTTGGCGTGATATTGCTGCAAGTGCAAAATCATTTCCTAGAGAAATAGAACCCAATGTATCTTTAGCTAATATGCAGATTGATTTAGCTAACGGAGGTTCTATTGCTGTTAGGTCTGCTGATAATCCTCAAAGACTTCGTGGTGAAGGTTTGGACTTTCTTGTTATGGACGAGGCTGCATTCGTAAAACCCGAAGTATGGGCTGAAGTATTAAGGCCTACTCTTACAGAGCGTAAAGGTTCTGCTTTATTTATTAGCACTCCTATTGGTAGAGATAATTGGTTTTATGATTTATGGGAAGTAGCTGAAGAAGCAGATAATTGGCAAAGATTTAGATTTGCTACTACTGATAATCCAATGATTGACCCCGAAGAAGTAGAAGCAGCAAGAGAAGAAGTTGGTTCTATTGTATTTGCACAGGAGTATTTAGCTGAGTTTGTAGATGCAGGTCAAGGTATGTTAAGGCCGGAATGGTTACATTACTTTTCTATACTTCCAGACGAAGCAGGCAATCTTAAATGTATTGTTGAAGGAACTGAATATTATCTAGCTAACTTAGAAAAATTTGGAATTGTTGATTTAGCTACCACAACTAACAAAGACTCAGACTTTACAGTAATAACTTCGTTTGCAAGAACACCGGATAACAGATTACTTGTTATAGATATGACTAGAGCTAAATTAGAGGGGCCAGATATTATTCCAGCGATAAAACGCGCAATGGATAAAAATAAGCTAAAATATGTAGGTATAGAACGCCAAGGTTTTCAAACCACGATAATCCAGATGGCGCAACGAGCTGGTATTCGTGTAAGAGACCTTAAGACGGATAAAGATAAAGTTACACGCGCACTTCCATTATCTGCCCGAATGGAATCGGGAGATTTGTTCTTATTAAGAGACACACATTGGTTACCCGAAGTGGAAAGAGAAATAATGACCTTTCCAGCCGGAGCCCATGATGATATTATCGATACCCTATCTTACGGTGTTCAAATGCTACAAGAACATAGAAGCTGGAGCGCGTATTAATAATGGCCGAAGATAAGTCAAGATTTTCAAAAGCATTAGATTGGTTAAATGCACCAACAGATGCAAGAGTCCGTAGAGAACAAAAAGGTTTAATTGTAAACCAAACAGAATATTCATTTTTAAATCAAGCAGTAATGGGATACAATACTCAATCTGGGTATTTTGACCACAAGAAACTTGCTGAATTAGGTGACGGCACAGGTAACTCTGCTGTTATAGCTTGTCTTAATGTTTTAGCCACAGCTTTTGCAGAACCATCACTTCTTGTATCTGAAAGAAACTCTGAAGGTGATTATCAAAGAGATATGAATCACGAAGCAGTAAAACTCTTTAGAAGACCAAATCCTTACATGACACAACAATTACTTGCAAATTATATTGTTACATCTCTTAATGCAAATGGTGATGCTTTTATATTTAAAAATAGAAATGCAAGAGGTAAAGTTGTAGAACTAGTTCCTTTAATGCCTCACTTAGTAGAAGATAAAGGTAACGAAAATGAATTAATTACACACTTTTCTTACCAACCTCAAGGTGGTGTACAAGGTGAAGACAGTGTTAAGATTCCAAAAGCCGATATGATTCATTTGCGTCAGAATGTTGACCCAAATAATATGAGGCGTGGTCTTGCTCCACTTAGAGGCGTTCTAAGAGAAATAGCAGGAGACGAAGCGGCTGGACAATATACAGCAGCTTTGTTACACAACATGGCGGTACCCGGAGTTATTCTCTCACCGAGAGATGATGCTATGGGTGGCCCAACTAGAGAAGAAGCAGAAGCTATTGCTGATATGTATAAGCAAAAGTTTGGAGGTAAGAACAGAGGTGCGCCTATGGTCTTATCTGGTGCTATGAATGTTGAAATAGTATCTTTTTCTCCAGACCAAATGAAGTTAGCCGAATTAAGAAGAATACCGGAAGAAAGAGTATCTGCTGTACTTGGCGTTCCAGCTGTTTTAGCAGGTCTTGGTGCCGGTCTTGATTCTGCAACTTATTCAAACACAAAAGAACTTAGAGAGTTCTTTACCGAGTCAAAAATGGTCCCTATGTGGAACATGGTTGCGCAAGAATTGACTCATCAATTGTTACAACCAGAGTTCAGCGCTAACGAAAATCAATATTGCGAATTTGATGTTAGTGGTGTAAGAGCTTTAGCTGATGACAAAGACAATCTCTATAAACGCATGAATACTGCAGTACAAGGGGGTTGGGTAACAATTGGCGAAGCAAGAAAAGTAGTTGGACTAGAGGCAGATAATAGACACGATGTTTATTTAAGACCTTTAAATATGATACAGGTAACTGAAGATGGTTCACCTTTATTAAATGACCAAGCTACTGAAGATGCTCCGGCAAGTAACGATGATGAAGAAAATAAAGTGAATAGTGTTGACTTACCGCCAGAATCTGAAAGAACCGACAGGATTATTGGAACTCCTACTGGTTATGAAATGGAAGGCAAATATATTGCAGAAATGCCTAATGGTGCTTATTGTGTTATAGGTCATGATGACGGAAAAATAATTAAATGTTTTGACACAAGACAAGAAGCAGAAAACTTTCTTAATAACAAAAAAAAAGGTTCAATACAAGAAATAAAAGTATCTACTGAAGAAGCAGAAGTTATGTATGAAAAAGGTGACAAATTACATAGTCCAGAAGAAAAAGCAAAAGACGACACTAACTTTCCTAGAAGCGGTGACAATCAAAAAATAAGTTTATCAAATTCACAGCACCCACAGTTTCCTAGTTATGCATATGTTAAAGACTTAAAAGAAAACTGGCCAGAAATATGGAGAAGAGCTGGTACAGGTGGTAATCCTCCAACTTCTTTTACTGGTAATGATGCTTTTAACAAATGGACTGCTTATAAAGGCGGAGACAGAAGTACATCAACACTTAACTGGGTAAAAAGAAGAGAACGATTTATGAATCGTCACAAAAAAAATAACAGACTTAACGGAACTATAGCTGTTATGAAATGGGGCGGTGTTACTGCAGGCGGTGTATCTCAAATGAAATCAGTAGTTAATGATTACAAAAAAGTTGTTAGAGAACGCAGAAAAAAATCTCTTGACATTGCAGAAGATATTTTAATGAAGCAGCTTTCTGCAAGAGTAAGAAAAGCTTTACAGAAAAAAGTAGAAGACCACAATAAAAAGAATCCTAAGCATAGAGCTACTTTAAGAATGCTATCAGCAGTATTTAGAAGAGGTGTAGGAGCATATAGAAATAATCCGGGTTCAGTCAGAGGTAATGTTACATCTGCCGACCAGTGGGCGATGGCCAGAGTTAACGGCTTTTTAAGAGCTTTAAGGACAGGTAGATTTAGAAGAAAACCTTATGACCAAGATTTATTACCAAGTTCACATCCTTTATCATCAAAGAAGTCTGGAACTAAAGCAGAATCAGTTAGTGTTGGTCAAGCTGTAAGTTGGTCTATAGATAAATCTCCAGACCCACCGTCAGTTGTTCATGGAATTGTTACATCAGTGAATGATGATGAGGCAACAATGCAAGTGTGGGCTAGGGTAGAAAATGGCGACCATAAGAAGACTGATAGGAAAGTAACGATGCCTATTAGTAAGCTCAGAATCATATCAGACTTTAGACAATAAAAAACTAAAACCCTAAATCATAGGATAAAATAATTAAAACGCACATCTTAATAATCTATTGTACAATTTAAGATTGAAGGATGTATGAATAACGAATCTAAAAATATCGACATAGAGTTGAAAGATGACTCTGGTCA